TTTATTTTTGATGATACAAAAGAGGCTGATCCTGATAAGGAGCTAGCTAAAATGATGAGTTTGATGCTTATGAGCGCAGGACATGGAAAGACGGTTTTTGATTTTTTCCGTAATTCCTTAGTGGAGTGCTTAATTGCGTCTAATTGCGACACTGCTGTGAGAATACGAAAGTTGAGCCACGTCAATGTTGCGATTCCATTTTTTGATGACGTTATTTCTTGGTATTCTGGTTACGAGTCTTTACTCGGTTTAACCTTTACAAATTTCTTTGAGTGGAAATTCTTTCAGGATGGTGGATGGCATAAAGAATTTTTATTTATGGAATCTCATAAGAAAAATAATTCAAATGTACAAGGTACAAAACAATCTGCTATTCTTAAAAAGAATGCAGAAAAAGAGAAAAAATATAAAGCCGCTGGTGATGAATCTCTTAGGTTGCAATTGCAATCTCTTCGTTCGCAGTTGAATCGGTTGAAAAATCCTCCGAAGGCTGTTTCTCTTCCTAAAAAGTCTCCAGGACCTCCTAAAGTTGCTCCTGGGAAGGGCTTACTTTTTCCTCAACCCAGTAAAAAAGGGAAGAAGAAAATGAAAGGCCAACCACTTGCGCCTGTGCGTATTGTTGGTAAGTCTCGTAAGGTTGTTAAACGTAGACAACGTTCTTCTCCTAATGCTGGTAGTTGGAAAGCTTGGAATAAGGCTAAACCTTTACGCCCGCAACAGAAGAAGGTAGTTGAGGTTAAACCTCAGAACGTTGAAGGCCATTACGGACGTGAGACTGGCCGACATTGGTATGATACTGCTGCCGATGTTGTTGGATCTCTTTTATCCAATAAAGGTGATAGTTTTAGTAATCTAGTTGATATATATGGTAAGGTTTCAGGCCTTGGTGATTATGACATTGATACGAATTCTATCGCAGCTTGTGCTTCCCACGGGCAATGTGGTAATGATATACCTATGATGGTTAATTCTAAGGTTTGCAATACTATTCGTCATAGAGAGTATTTAGGCGACGTTTATTCTTCTGATTCAAACTTTTCCGCAATACAATTCTCTATTAATCCTGGTTTGTTTTCCACTTTCCCTTGGCTTGCGCCTATTGCTAATTGCTTTACCTCTTATCGAATGAGAGGTCTTATTTATGAGTTTAATTCTCTATCTACAGAATATTCCGCTCAAACCTCTTTAGGTTTCGTTGCTTTAGGAACTCAATATAACACTATAGACCCTCCTTTTTCTGATAAGATAAGTATGCTTAATTCGGAATACGCTAATTCTCGTAAACCATCCGAAACATTTATCCATGCTGTTGAATGTGCTGGTAATCAGCTCGTTTTGGAACAGCTTTATGTTAGAGATCAAGGTCCTCCCAATGATACTGATATTCGGTTTTATGATCTTGGAACTTTAACACTCGCCTGTGGAGGTCAAAGTGAGAATGATGAGATAATCGGTGAATTGTGGTCAAGTTATGAGGTTGAGTTTTTTCAACCTAAAAACGATTTTCAGTTCTCCCCACTTTTCGACTCTTGGCAATCTACTGAAGGTTATACTAATTCCCATTGTTTAATCGGTGATGGTGCGAACGATTACAATGGTCCTAATGGTCTTCCTGAGGTAATAAAATCCATTACTAATGCTGGTTCAGCACTTGATAAGATTACTTTCTTTTCTGGTGTTTACGGTTATTTTAATATGATTTTTAATTGGACCTCCGGTACAGCGAATGCTGCTACCTGGACTCCTCCCACTTTCACTTACGAAAACGGTGTTGAGCTAATTACCGGTAGTTCTACTTACTTCGGTGTTAACTCTCCTAGTGCTGGTTCTTCTACTTATGCTGGCACTGTTTCGTTTGTTGTGAAAATAGCCGATACTTTAGATCCTAATGCTTTACCATATATTAATTGTGTTGGTGGTGGTTCCACTTCTTTGCCGGGTGGAACTAACTACGCTCAAATTATGGTTTCTCAAGTTACAGCTCCTGATGGGCCGGGAACTGCTATCCGACCCCTCACCAAGAAAGCTGGTAAAATATGGGAAGGTAGAAAAGAGAAGTTTCAATGGATGAAGATGCATGATGAATTGTCTTCAGAATCTTCTGATTCCTCATCCGATGATGAGACACCTTTAGATCTTATTGTTCGTGCGACTGATGGCACTATTTCTATGTCACAACAAGCTATGTTGCTAAAGTTGTACACTGAAATGATGTCTAACCAACCTCAGGCGTCTAAGTGTCTTGACTCCAAATCCAATATTCGTAGAACTATTCCTTTCGAAGAAAAGGATGTTCCGAAAGAGAGGAGTCCTCTATCGCAAGTCAAAGTAACTACACTTCCTGGTGCAATTCCATCGAAGGTTATGAAACTTGCGGGTAAGGATTTCCGGCCTGCCGAGGTTTCTGATTTTAATCACAAAATTAGGCAAGCGTCCTTAAAACCTGAATATGCTGATATAGACGCATATCATCAAGGTTTGAAGGAATCAAATGATCTCCTGATGAAACAAGTTCTTCGTCATCGAGATAAAATAAATGAGTTGGAGAGAGAGAAGATGGTTGGTCTTTATGACTCTAGTCCGCTCGTTTGTGATGTTG